CAAACATTCCAAGGCCTGCACCCATTCCAGCCATCATTTGTCCGAATTTGCTACGTTTAACTTCCTTTCCTTCTTTATTTGTTCTTGTTGCGCTTTCATCTCCCATTTTCATTAATTCTTTGGATCCAAATGCAACGGCCAATATACCTAATGTAATTAATCCAAGAGCCATTCCGAGTCCTTTTGCTGTTTGAATTCCAGGGCCTACAATTTTACCAGCCATACCGATAAGAGCAATCATAGCGGTTATTCCTAAAACAATACCTCCAATAATTGCCATACTTGCTAAAGGACTCTTTTTATCACCTATTCCTAAAATTATTGGGATTAATCTAACTGTTTCTGCGAATGCAAGAAGACCACCTGCAATAAACATCATTGCGATTCCCATATCTTTAGCGCCTTGAATTGCACCTTTATTTCGGCCTTTATCTGCTTTTGCTCCTCTAAATCCTTTTAACGTTGTTGATTTTGATAATATTCCTCCGGCTAACTTTTCTCCTGCAGCGTCAGCACCTGCTATCATTAGCATTGAAACGGATAAAACTAAAAATGTTGCTGCTATAAATCCTAATACTTCCCAAGGAGAAACGTGTAATACTTTCTTTGCAATTCCAAATGAACCGACAAAAGCCGCAATGCCCGCTCCCGCATAAAGAAGAGCTAATCCCATATCTTTTGCTGCTGCAGCTATTCCTGTTCTTTTTTCTTTTTTAATGGAAGCCGCTTCTTTTTCAATTTTATTATATTTTTCAATAGAAGTTATTAAACTATTTAGTTTTTTTATACTTGTTTTATTAAGTTCTGCATTTAATAATTTGATACTATCAGCAATTGCTCCTATTCCTTCACCTGATTTTTTTCCTCGTATCATTGAGCCTAAAACAACTCCAGCTCCAAGCCCTGAGCCTTTTTGTTTTTTTCCACTAATAGTTGTTAATTGAGAATTAATATTTCCTAATACTCCTAATATCTCGGTCAATAATTCAGGTGATGTCTTCATTAATATTTAAGAATTTATTTTATATATCTTCAGAAACACAAAAGACTCTTTCGAGTCTTTTAATACTTGGGAATATCAAATTTTGGAGTATCAAACTTGGGCACTGAATAGTTTCCAAATCCTTGTTGAGGCATTTTCATTGATTTTTGCTGTCGCTCTAGTTCTTTATTTTGTTTTTCATATTCTTTGTTTTCTTTATCAACGTAGTCTTCATATTCTTTAAGAATATATTGAATTGAATAAAATTCAAGTTCTCTTAAGTCTAACGGTGAAATATGAAGTCTATGAGCAAATATGAATTCAATTTTACTCCAACTGCCCAAATGGATCTGAAATAAGGAAAAGAGATTTAATCCCGCCTTGAAAATTAAGAGGAGCTGCTTGCTCCGCACCTCCTTCATCAACAAATTTAACAACAGGATTTATTGTATCTGCAAAAAGTTGTTTTACATGAACTAATACTGAAATAGTTGCTACATCCCATTTATGAGAATCTTCAACAAATTTATTATATACGTCCTCAGATAATCCTCTCCAGTTTCTTATCACAAATGGCGCAAATGATATAAAATCTTCGTCAATAAATTCTGAATTTCTTTGTTTTCGAATTATGTAATTTTTTAACCATTGTGTAACTCCAACTGATGGGAGATCGACTTTGATAGTTCTTCCACCTTTAATTCTAAGAATAAAACATCTTTCAACTTCGTCATAATATCTCATTAATAAAGGATCTAAAGTTACATAATTTATCATGTCCTTTTTAACATCAATTTTTTTATTTTCTGAAATTTTAATTTGAAGTTTATTTTCTCCTTGAGCAAATGTTAATTCGTGTATTGCAAGAAGAATATAGAATCTATCGACCTCTTTTATATCTTTCCATGATAAATGAGCGTCTTCGGGTTTTCCGGGTTTAATTGTTATACATCTTTCAATAACATAATTTAACATATCATCCAACGCCGATAAATCAGTTTCATCTAAAGTTGACCAATGTCGTATTTCTCCACCCGTTGCTGAACGTATCGCAACAGATGTGCCTTCAGGATAGAATAAACCCCTTGTTGGAAAATCTTCAATTTTTAACGGTATCCATCCTAATTGATTTGCATATGAGGGAGAAGATTTCTCCCAGGGCATTTTTACATCCGGTGTTTCAATTATTTTAGGTCCTACTTGGAGAACTGGCGGCGCGCCTTCTTGTTGTTCTGCAAATTCTTTTAAGAGTTTTTCTTGTTTTTCTTTATCTTCTGCCATCTTATTTTAAAATTAATGATTATACTATATTATATATTATAGTATGCACAAAAACTATCAAAGTTTCATAAAAAAAGGAGAAATGTTTCTCCTTTGAATTAATTTTTAGGCATATTTACTTTTGCAGAATTAAAAAACGTTTCTACAGATTTTTTGAATTTTTGTATAACTGGAAGATAAGGATTGATTCTATTATACCCTATTGGTCTTTTTGACAAATAAGGATGATCATGTAAAACTTTATTAAATATTTGAATGCTTAAAATAGGATTTTGAGGCAAAAATCGTAATAATTCAGAGATATATGATTCAAATTCCTCAGGAGATAATTTTATTGTTGGAGGAGGAATCATTTCATCTAAATTTTTTTGACCTTCTACGTTTGCATCTTCTGCTCCACTGTATGATAGATCGTAATTTCCAAACATAGTATCGCTGTAATCTCTGTAGTATTCATTCAAATTTTCTGAAACAAGTTTTCTCATAAAAATTTTGAAAATTTTAATTAAATGATAGTTTCGTCCCAGAAGTCGCATGCGATTCCGAATCCAGCTATCTTATAGTTATCTGTTGCTTGATAACCTAGTTCAGCTGCTGGTAAAGCAGTCATTGGAAATACATTATAACACCTCCATTGCCAGAATGGACGAGCAGCTCTATCATACATTGTAATCAACATCCAAGGAGCTACATAATCAGCTTTAAGACCTGTACGACCTGTTAAAGGATCATAAACTAAATCACACCATTTACGTAAGGTTTTGAGAACATATGCACTTGGAGTTCTATCTACGTTAACTTCAAAATCTATAGTTATGTCCATTGAAGTACTCTCTGGTTTAGCTCCAGCATATCTTCTTACAGCCCATTTGTAATATTGAGAAATTAGTGATGTAGGCATCTTATGAGAAACAAGACCACTTATTTTTTGAACATTTTCTAACGTCAAATTAGTATTCTCTGGAGTTGAACCAACACCGGTAGGTAATTCAATTTGTACTGTGAACAAATTCAAATATACGGGTTCATATAGCTCTTGTGATGCACGAGAGTTTCTAAAGTGTCCTAATCCAAACGTGCCTTGACTAGTAAAATCTGCCATGTTTTTTTCTTTATTTTATTTATTTATTAATATACAAATCCACCTGAACTAACTCCGCTATCTTTATTAACTGTAATTCTATTAACAATTTTTGTCATAGCGCCTGTTATCCAGACTCCTATATCAATTATACCAAATCCGTCTGATATCAAATCAGCGGGGTTGTTAGTTTCATCCATAACAATTTCATATTTGTTAAGAGCACCAGCATCTTTAACAGTTTCGAATATTGGTGATAGTGAATTTATGATATTTAGTCTTGTAACAGGGTTATTGAAATCAAATACATATTGTTCAAGTACTTCTTCGCATTGTATTTCAAGAGTATTAAGAAGTTCTCTAACATGTAAGTTATTGAAATCACTTTTAACAATCTGAAATGCTGTTGCGTTGCAGTATATCATGATTTGACCACTTGATGGTCTTTCAATAATTGAGTTATATCCAAATGGTTCAAGATAATCTCTATCTGTTTTGTCTATCATGTATTCAACTCCTGCAAGATTTGGATTTGAAAGAATACCATTTCTATTAGCAACTATTGCATAAGGATTTCCTCCTAAGAATTTTCTTACGTATGCGTTAGCTACATCTGCTGCAGGTGGAATTGAAATAAGTTTTCCGCCTTCAGAATATTTAAGGAATGGCCCGAATACTCCGCAATATTTAGAACCATTTTCTTCTGTTGGAAGATTGAATCTAAATGATCTTGGCATATCAGCATTTCCTCCAGTTGCGATATATTCTGTGCTAAATACTGGAGTAGGATCTACACCACTTACAAATGTGTCGCAGAAATAAGGATTAACTGAAGTTGCGAATTGTGCTATAGATGGAGCATTTATGATAGCTGTACATTTTCCTCTTGATTTTGCTAATCTTGAGAGATATGCTTTTCCACCCATTTCTGATTGAAGACCATAAGCCATTGAATCAACAACATAACGATAATCAATCATATCTTTGTTTGTTAATCCTCTCTTAATACCTTCATCTTCAAGCATTATATAAATCTTTTTAACTCCTTCTTCTGCATTTGGAGCTCCTGCTGTATCAAAACCTGGATAATGTCTATATCCAAGAGATAATCCATCAAGTTGTATAAATTTATATGCTGTTACTAATGATGCGTCATCAATGAATTTTTGAACTTTAAGAGCATTCGCTGTAAGATCTGCAGCTTCTGCGGTTTCAATAATATATGCTGAACCATCATACCATTTTTCAGTTACATATGTAACTCCCGGAATTTCATTAAGAGTTGTATTTTTCTTAACTAAATCTCCTACTGTAATATATGTAGCATATGTT